AATAGAAAAAATATGCCAACTTGTGGAACTTTATTAGGAAGATACGAACCATGTAAGCAGTTTGTGGGCGGTATCAAAGGTGCGTTCTTCGTACCCTTTGAATTTACAAACGCAATTGCAACTGATGGAAGCGGTTTAGTAACTCAATTGAATAATGGTGCAACTCCACCCGTAAAATTGACGGGTTACTTTTGGGAGTTGAAAGGTTTGTCAACCATTGAAACTGCGGTTATTGCATCACGCGATAACGGAACATCCGCATACGAAACCACCTTTACTTTGTCATTCAAACCAAGCGGAAAAACTCCCGTAACGGGCGATTCTGATATGGATCAATTGAAGGTTTTGACACAAGGTAGATGGCAAATCATCGTGTGGGATAGAAACGACCAATTTTGGTTGATTGGTGCAACTTTGGGTTGTGATGCCAATGGCGGAACATCTTCATGGGGTGTACAAATGGGTGATGCCCGTTTGAATACTTTGACTTTCATGTCAAGCGAGCCAAACCCTCCGATGTCAGTAGATGCCGACACTTATGCTGAATTGTCAACGAGTGTTATTACCGTTGTTACTGGGGCTTAATTTGATTTCAGTTTTATAGTTTGACGACCCTCACCAAATCGGTGGGGGTTTTCTTTTGTAACAAAAAGTTAGAATTGCGTTTTATAGGTATGCACATCAATAACACATCCACATCAGTTACATTCACATCGTTCGTGGATTTTGAAGGTGTGTCAACGGCAACCATTGAGGTATGGCATAAACCCACAAAAACGATGGTTTCCACCACGACTGCGTGTGTGAAGTCATATTCCTTCATCACAATGAATTTACCCGCTCTAACGCCAATTAACGCAGTGGCAAAGAACACGGATGAATTATTGTTTCGTGTGTACAATGGTGATGTGTTGATTTGGGAAACGATGGGATATTGGATTACGGGAACAACAAACATTTACAACACTTGGAAACAGTTCACAACGACTGCCCCTGGTACACCTAATTGGAAAACATTATGAGTTTAGAATTTATACAATTACAATCATACACCGCACCATCCATCATTGAGCAAAAGAACAAAGATTGGGTGCAATATGGTGATGATAATAATTACTACCAATATCTGATTGACTTATACCATTCATCACCCACCAACAATGCGTGTATCAAAGGCACGGTTGACCAAATCTTTGGTAAGGGGTTGGAGGTTACAAGGGCATCAAGGGATTTGCCAGGTTACATTGAATTCAAAAAGTTGTTCAGTGCGGATGACCTTCGTGCCGTGACAATGGATTTGAAAATGTTGGGGCAAGCATCGTTCCAACTTGTAAAGTCAAAGGACCGCAAAAAGTATGTCCAAGCCAAGCACTTTCCACAACAAACCCTTCGCCCCGCTAAATGCAATGAAAAGGGTGAAATTGAAAAGTACTATTATTGCCCTGATTGGGCGAACATGAAGCGTAACCACACGCCAATTGAATTTAGGGCGTTCGGTTATGACCAAAGTGCAAACGAATGTATTTTAACAATCAAACCATATTCAACGGGTTCGTTTTACTTCGCACCAGTGGATTACCAAGGCGGTACGCAATATGCCAACTTGGAAGCGGAGATTTCCAATTTCCATATTAACAACATCATGAATGGGTTAGCCCCATCGATGTTGATAAACTTCAACAACGGGCAACCATCCGCCGAGGTTAAAGACACTGTGGAATCCCAAATCAAACAAAAGTTTGGCGGATCGTCAAACGCGGGAAGGTTTATTATCTCGTGGAATGATGGCAAGGAATCGGCTGCGGATATTACACCCGTTCAATTGAGCGATGCCCACAACCAATATCAGTTCCTTTCCCAAGAATCCATGCAGAAAATCATGGTGGCGCACCGCATTGTATCTCCTTTGTTGTTGGGTATCAAAGACAACACGGGTTTTGGAAGCAACGCAGATGAATTGAAGTCAGCGTCTATCTTGTTTGATAATGTTGTGGTACGGCCTTTCCAAAGATTGATAATTGATGCAGTCACCAAGGTGTTGAACTTTAACGGGTTTAATTTGAATCTTTATTTCAAGACCTTACAACCTTTGGAATTCACCGATTTGAGTGGCAATGTCATTGATGATGAAACCCGTGAAGAAGAAACGGGCGTATCCTTGTCAAGTCAAAAAAAAAAGATTGATTTAGCGGACATGACCATCCAAGACGAAAAATCTTGGATAGAACATTTGAAAGACAAGGGGGAAATAATTAACACCGATGAATGGGAACTTATTGATGTTCAAGAGGTTACAGACGCGGATGAAGAACTAAGATTTAACTTGGCGTATGACAACCCCAATAAAAAAAGTGATGACGATAAAGGGGTGTACAAAATCCGATACCGTTACGGTCCTGATTTCGTATCCAACAAATCAAGGGAGTTTTGCTCTACAATGGTTCAAGAAGCCAAAAGCGGAGTGATATTCCGTAGGGAAGATATCATCCAAATGGGTGATGCGGGTGTGAACGGACAATTTGCCCCAAGCGGTCAAAGTTCGTATTCAATTTGGAAGTACAAAGGTGGTGTAAATTGTCACCACAGATGGGAACGATTGACATTCAGACGCAAACAAGTCAAAGGGAAATTCTTGCCAAAACAACCCAACGAAACGGGCGAAAGTAGGGACATTGATAATTACAACGAAGTATCAAACAAAAGCGCAGACAATGCGGGTGTGCCATTCTCACCAAGTGGGTGGAATACCGCCAAGACACGCCCCATTGATATGCCAAACAAAGGATCATTAAAGAATAAATAAGATGTACGCAAACGACGATATACTATTAGTAGATAAAGAACTAATCTTCAAATACACCCAATTGGGTGGTAATGTGGATGTGGACAAAATTTATCCCTTTGTCAAAATCAGTCAAGACATACAAGTTCAAGAACTTTTGGGAACTAAACTTTATCGGTACATTTTAACCCAGGTGGAAGCGGGGACATTGACGGGTAACTACCAAACTTTGGTTTCGCACTATGTTCAACCGATGTTAATTCATTACGCCATGGCCGATTTGTTGTTGTTTCATGGTTATGAGGTAAGCAACGCGGGTATTTTGAGGAACTCACCCGAAAACACCACCTTGCCCGACAAAAGTGAAATTGATACATTGGTTCAACGCCAAAGAAACATCGCGGAAACTTATCGTAGACGGGTTGTGGATTATTTGAGTTACTACCCACAATTATTTAGCCAGTACACAGAGGACCAACAAGCGGGTGAATACCCAAATACAAATCCGTCTAACTATGTTTCATGGAATCTGTAAAGAAAACATACAAGCCAAAGGATGAAAAGGTCAAGAAATTGACCACCTACATGACGCAACTTAAAATTGTCAAGGGGATAAAATGCGACTTGTTCACAAAGGCAATTATCATATTGGTGATGTCAACGGGATGTTCTGCGCAGTATCATTTGAAACAAGCCATCAAAAAGAACCCCGCCATGGCACAAATAAGTGTGTATGGCATTGATACCATGTTTGTGCGTGATTCTGTGACCATTACAGACACTTTCACAACAAAAACGATAGATACCCTCACAATTGAAAAGGATGGCGTTAAAACGATTGTTTACAGAAATCACGATGTGATAAGAGTGCAAACAATTGTGAAGGCAGATACCATCCGTTACACCAAGACCATTCAGTTACCACCGCAAGTTCAGTACAAAGAACGCATCAGTGTACCCCAATTGGTGGGAACGGCAATTGGATTGGTATTGGCATTGTTATTTTTAATCCTTTTAATTTTCAAAAAATGAGCAATTGGAACAACCCAAATAATCCGAACAATACACAGAATGGGTGGAAAACCCCATCAAGGTCATCCCCACAAGGTGGTGGAACACGGGCGTGTTTGTGCAAGGACAAAAACACATATTCCAAAAAGTGTTGTGATGGCACTTTGTGGGCGCAAGGCATTGGGCAAATCACCCGTAATCCGTAACAATTAACCTTAAAATCGTTTTATAGATATGAGTATCGCAGGATCAGCATTTACCGCAGGTTACACTGGAAGTGTAGCCGTAGCCAATACCACCGCAAAAACGGGTAGATTCCGTGGATTTTTTGTCAATTCAAATGCCGTTGTATCGGCTTGTTTGGATAAGGACGGCAATTCATTGATGACTACCATGGGATTGACGGGTACAACCTTGTTACCTGGTCCTTTCCATTGCGTTGCAGATGGCAACTACATTTCATCAATTACCTTGACATCAGGTTCAATCGTACTTTACAACGAATAATGTTTGTTGGGATTGCAATGGGTGTAACTCCCTTCACCCAAGCGGGTGGGGCGGTGTTAGCGTTAGAATATACGAATAGGGTAACTGCCGATGGTGGTTATTACGAAGGTGTGGACTGCATGATTTTCAAATTGGATAATTTAGATTCACAAGAATGAATACACTTTTAGAACAAGCAAGTTTGGTAATGATACCAAGCGGATACAAAGAGGATGTTGTTTATTCTCAAATACCCACAAACGGCAGTGGCGATTTGTCATTCAACCGTGCATCGAACGGAACGCGAGTAAATTCTGCGGGATTGGTTGAGGTTTGCCCGTGGAATTTGGCGCAGTATAGCGAGAATTTTAGTGCAAATTTTTCGGCAATAAATTCAAGTATTTCCAACAATACCACAACAGCACCCAATGGGACAACAACCGCAGATTCGTTAATTGAAAATACTGCAACGGACAACCATTTTATTTTTGCGGATTATACACAACAAAGCGGAACGCAATATACATATTCAGTTTATGCAAAAAGCATTGGAGGTCGAAACATTCGCATCAGTGGTTCGTCTGGATATGGTGGTGCAATTATTGTTGACCTTTCAAATGGTAGCATTTTAAGTGGTAGCGGTGTTGTTGAAAATGTCGGCAATGGATGGTATAGAATTTCAATAACTGCAACAACAACCACAAGCACGGTTCGTGTGATTATTTATGCGGCTAACGGAACAAGTTTGTCATATACTGGCAATGGCACAAGCGGGGTGTATTTGTGGGGCGCACAATTAAACATTGGCTCAACCGCCAAACCCTATTTCCCCACTACCGACCGATTAAATGTTCCACGCCTAACCTACCAAAATGGCGGGGGCGGGTGTCCAAGTTTGTTGTTGGAGAAGCAGAGTACGAATTTGGCGCAATATAGCGAGCAGTTCGATAATGCGTATTGGAGCAAAACAAACGCAACAATATCGGCAAACAATACCACAAGTCCCGACGGAACGCAAAACGCGGATTTGATTATTGCAGACACAACAAACGGAGTACACCAATTTCGCACAACCATTTCAAGTGTAACGGCACAAAATTACACAATGAGTATTTTTGCGAAAAAATCGGGTATTAATTTTATTCGTTTTTGGGAAGATGGGCAAACGGGGAAACAATGTTATTTTAACCTAAATACGGGCGTTGCAACAAATGTTGACATGACATCGGTTAGCATTGAAAATATAGGCAATGGTTGGTATAGGTGTATTGCGGTAGTTCCAATTCCAGCAAGTGGTGTTTTTGGATTTCGTGTTTTAGTTTCCCAAGATGGTAGCGCAACGGCATATGCGGGAAACGGAACGGATGGAGTATTTATATGGGGCGCACAATTGGAAGCGTCATCTTACCCCACATCCTACATACCAACAACCTCAGCAAGTGCAACAAGGGTTGCAGATGTTGCACAAAAGACGGGTATAAGTTCGTTGATTGGGCAGACGGAGGGTACGGTGTATTTTGAGTTACAAAGAAATAATACAGACAATGACACGCGTTTACAAATTTCAGACGGAACGACCAGTAATTGGTTATTTGTATCTATTGAAACGGGATTAAATCCTCGCGCTTATTGTAATGTTGGAGGTGTTAATCAATTTAGTGCTTATGGTTCAGCCGTTAGCAATTCAACGCACAAAGTAGCATTTGCATATAAAAACAATGATTTTAAAGTATACATTGATGGTGTTGCGTCTATTACTCAAACAAGCGGAAGCGTTCCCGCTTGTACTCAATTAGATGTTGGAAGTGGGTCACCGAGCGGGTCAGTTTTAAGTACATCATTAATTAAAGAAGTTGTCCTTTTCAAAACCCGCCTAACAAACGCAGAACTTGCATCACTAACCACAATTTAACACAATGAAATCCTTTAATAAATTCGAGTTCACCCCTACCGAATGGGCTACACTCCAAAAAGACATACAACAAACCACAACCACCCCAAGCGGGGAAACCGTGACAACTTGGAAAGATTGCGCAGTTGTTGAAATTGGGTTTATTTGTTTAGAGTGGGGGCAAGTGGATGACAAACCCGTTTGCACAAAGCAAAGCGACAAGTGGGCGGTTGACATTCTATTCTATTCAGAACCCCCCGCAAGTTTTGCCCCGTTTGAGGTTTTTCCAAATCCGTGTGGTGTGCATACTTTCAGCGGTGATGATTCGTTGTATCTCAAAACTTTTTGCGCTAAATATCCTGATTCACCATATTGTATTGTTCCTGATCCCGTAATATAATGGCTACACCAAAACCCAATGCCTTGCCAGTGTCGTTTGACCAATTTCGCAAAAACCCAATTGCTGCCGTTGCTTTTTGTATGCTGTTGGCTGTTTCTTATCTTTACTTTGACCTTCGTTCGGGCTATAAAGAACAGATTGAAAAGGCAAACCAAAAGATTGAAGCGTTGGATATGAAGATTGACAAACTCACATACGCCCTTAAAAAGTCCGATTCGTGTTTGGCCGCAACCATGACCGAAATCCGCATCATGCAAACAATGAAGAAACTATGAAAAATCTTTTAATCGTATTTAGTGCATTGTTTATCACTGGTTATGTGTTCACAATTGCCCACGCTAAACCAAGCCCTCAGATTGACGAAATAGATGCGTTGCTTAGCAAGGTATCAAAAAACCTACAAAGTGCGGGAGAAGCCACCAAAATGGCTCAAACGATGAACGCGGAGATGGTTGAATCAAAGGTTGCAGAAAAAGAAGCGTTAAAAGCGGATGTTGTTAAGGCACAAGCCAAGGCGGAAAAGTACGCAAAGACCATGATGTTCATGGGTGTTGACACGGCCATTGCCGACATGGACACTGTGAGTTTAAACAATATGCTAAAACTAAACGGATTGTAATGGCAAAGGCAACCAACACAACGACATTTCGCGTTAAACCCAAAAACAAGTTGGGTAGACACACCAAGCACATCAATAAACACAAATCAAAAAAGCCCAGTGTGGGACAAGGATAATGGACAAATTCAAAACAAATGTAACGGGCATTGTAGCCATCCTAATTTTGGCATTGAGTTATGCCATTTTATTTTCAATTATCTTTTGGGATTTTCCAACGGATCAAAAAGACATTTATTTTACCATTGCGGGTGGGGTAACATCCATTGTGACTATGGTAGTATCATTCTATTTTGGAGCATCAAAGAAACAAGATGAAAATTAAACAAGTACCATTTAGGGCATACAATCGCGAAGCGGTTAAAAAGACCCAGGTGTATTTACACCACACTGCGGGAAACGGAAGCGGTGAACAAACCTTTGCATATTGGGAAAAGGTTGCCAACAAGGTTGCAACTTGTGTTGCCATCTCAACAGACGGAACAATCGTACAAGGTTTTGGAAGTGAGTATTGGGCTTACCATTTAGGGCTTGGCACAAAGCATTTCATGGGGCATGGTTGCCCGTATCTACCTTTGGATAGAACATCCATTGGTATTGAGGTTTGCAACTGGGGACCAATCACTAAAAAAGGCACAAAGTATTACAACTATGTGGGTGGTGAAATCAAAGAAGAAGAAGTAACCGAACTTGCAACGGCCTACAAAGGATATAAGTTGTGGCATAAGTACACAGACGAACAGATTCAATCCGTTAAGGACTTGTTGATCCTTTGGAATGAAAAGTACGGCATTGATTTAACCTACAATGAAGATATTTGGGTTGTCACCAAGCGCGCGCTGAAGAACGAATCAGGTGTTTTCACCCATAATTCAGTTCGTGCGGACAAGGCGGATGTGTATCCTTGCCCCCGTTTGATTGAAATGTTGAAGTCACTCACAAAGGAAAAGTAACCATTTACAAAAGAAAGGGGTTAAAATCCCTTTTTTTATTTGTGTATATGTTTGGAATTTCAAATATCAAATGTATATTTGCATCATGAACATGACACTTAACATATACGAATGCGTTTATCGCACAGAACAAGGAAAAGAATTGTACACCAAAACATGGTATGCACCAACATGGGAACACGCCTTTCGCATGGCCGAAATTTATCGCACAGTCACTTTACACGATGCATTTGATTTTATATTAAAACGCATTTAATTTGGAATTGCAAATACTTTAACCTATTTTTGAAAAGACAAATAACATGGATATCATTTACTTAATCATCGGAACACCCATCGCATTTGCCATTGGTTATTCATGGCACTGCATCAAACGCAACAACAAGCGTTTTGAGAACACACAAGAAGCAACGCCGTATCAGTTTGAAAAGGATGAATACATCCCCGAATTCAATGAGTTCACTCAAATGTTGGTTCAACGCAGAATGTATAAAGGCAAAGCAAAATGATACAAACGTGTTTTATAAATCAAAAGGAGTTAGATGCAATGAAAGATTACATTGTTAACAACAAAAAGGATTGGTCGATTGATTATATATCTATGGGAACAAGTGCGGGTGACAAATATCCTCATATGAGATTATACGAAGTCAATATAGAAGGCAAAATGAATTGCACAGATGCGTTTCATTTTGGATTGTTTTTAGCCAAGGCAAGATGATAACACTATACTTCAAAGAACTGACCCACATTGATGCAATTGAAACATTGTTAAAAAGCATTTTGTATGACAACATCAAAGTGGTTCAAAAGAACTACAAAAACAAAGGCCTCTATTCAATAACCTTGGAAGGGTATTTTGAATGGCAGTTGTTCACACTCGGACAAGCACATCAAATTATCATCATAAATGACAACACACGAAGCACTAACACAAGTATTTAACAAAAGCAACAAAGAGTTGGCCGAGTTATTACACGCCAACTACGCAACAGTAACCACATGGAAATTCCAATTCAAACGAAACGGCCTTTCAATGGAAAAACAATTTGAGATTTTAACAAAACTAAACTACCAATTAAAAAACAAAATAGTATGGAACAACAAAAAAGAAGCGCAGTAACCAATGTAACTGCCAACGGAACTTACAATGGGCAGTACGGCACATTGTACAAATTTGAAATCACCTTTGCCAATGGCGATTCGGGTGAGTACGCATCCAAAAGTGCGGATCAAACCAAATTCAAAGTGGGTGTGGAAACCGATTACACCATCACATCCAAGGAATTCAAAGACCGCATTTATTACAAGATTGCACCCGTGATGGCACAACCAGGTGCGCAACCATTCCAAGCGAAGGCAAAGGACCCCGAAACGGACAAACGCATTACCCGTATGAGTGTATTGAAAGTGGCGGGTGATTTGGTCATCAATGGTGACATTAAATTACATGAGATACTTGCCTACGCCCAAGTGTTTGAAAAATTCGTGGTGGATGGGCAAGACACCTTGGCACAATTGAAACCAGTTTCACACGATGAAATCCCATTCTGATGAAAAAAATGATTGAGCAACTATCGGACACAATGTTGGAGATAGGGGGTGGCAATTACTGCCCCCTACAATTCCACATTGAATTGAAAGAATTGGCGGATACCATCAAGAACTTTCAGGACCAAGTAAAACCCCTTGCATTGACCGAAGCGGGTAAATGGCATGGGCAAGTGTACCACGGCTACGAAATCACACGCAAGGCGGGTGGAGGGCGGTATAATTATGACCACATACCACAAGTGATGGAATTACGGGCAGAGTTAAAGGAACGCGAAAAACTCCACCAACACGCCTACAAACAAATGAACCTTGGTATTTTCTTGAACGAACAAACGGGGGAAGTTTACGAACCCGCCCAGTACCTTCAAAATGAGGACACTATAATGTTGAAAAAGGCATGAAACAAGCCATTAGAACGATTATAATAACCTTGGTGGTATATTGTGCCATCTGTTACATAAAAGCCGATTACAACGCATTTAATTGGACACAAGACCAAAGATTGTTTAGTGTGTTGTTGGTGGTGTTGATTCACATATTGGATTATGTGAAAAGGGAAGCCGATAATTTAGAGAAATAAAAAATGGGGGGCATCGGCATCCCCCCACTAATCCCATGAAATGACAAATAACAAGAACGGATTGATGCAAAGATAGTTCTTTTTTGTATATTTGTGGTGTTGAAAACGGAATGAGCAGATTCCTATTCAGAAAACCTTATTGCCCCTTTGATTTTGTATCACTGCTCTGATATAATTTCATCGGGGCTTTTTTTATTTATGAAAGAGCAAAATGAAGAATTGGGAATGTTTGTGTTATTCCCTACACACTACCTGGAACACATGACACCACGCCAAGCCGTATTAATGGGAATGTTAATCGGAATGGCAAAACGAAGCGGTTACGCTTATCCATCCAACAAAACAATTGGGGCAATCTTGAACATGACAACAATCACAGTTCAAAGGGAATTAGCAATCTTGGAAGAAAAGGGATTTTTAACAAGACAATTGATTCGTGACAACAACAATCAGGTAGTATCAAGAAAGATATACCCTCATATCAAAACTGATATACCCCTCATATCAAATTTGATACCACCCTCCCCTCAAAAGTGCAATAGTAATAAAGATAAAGATATAAGTATAACTGATAATAATAAAGATACTTACCCGTTTGAACAATTTTGGGAAATGTACAAGAAGAAGGGGGTGCGGTCCAAGGCGTTGAGGTCGTTTGAAAAGTTGACCAAGGCCGAAAAGGAATTGTTATTGGTGTATATCCCAAAGTATGTCAAAAACCATGTAGATTCCGATAAACTCAAATACATTCCGCACTTTTCAACTTTCTTAAATGAAAAAAGGTGGCACGATGAATTGCCGTATGAAATAAAAAATACCATTGAATTCACACCAAAGAAACCTAAAATTGCAACACTATGAACACTGAACAAATGTTAATTAGCAACATCCTTTTCTATGCGGATGCAAGGCACTTTTTGCCACAGATAAATCAAAACTGGTTCAAAGACCCGTTGTGTAAAAAGGTCATTGAGGTAATTACCAAACTTTACTATGGTAACGAAGAAATTGACTATCTCACTTTGATGCCCCATTTTACCAACAAAGAATTCATTGATGTGATAACACTACAACAGAACGCAAGTGGAATCACCAATGTGAAACCACACTTAAAAAAGTTGGAGTACACATACATCAAAGAACAGTTGGTTGAAAGCATATCGGCAATTGACACGACTAAAGAACTTGGTGAATTAATCGAGGATATTCAAAACGCGTTGAATAGTACCACATTTTCAACACAACAAGAACCTGAAAGCATCGTGAAGGTTACGAACAAAGTGGTGGATCAAATCGTTGCAAACGCGGAAAAGGGAGGTCAATTGGTTGGAAAGGAAACGGGATGGAAATTCTTGGATAAGTATTTGGGCGGTTACAATGATGGCGATTTGATTGTAATGGCGGGTAGACCTGGAATGGGTAAAACTGCAATTGCATTAACACTTACAAAGGAATTTGCACAACGAGGTGGAAAGGCGTTATTCATTTCACTTGAAATGAGTTCAGAGCAATTGGCAAAAAGGTATGTGTCATTGATTGGGCATTTGGAAAATTGGAAAATGCGAAACGGGGTTTTAACCAAACAAGAAATTGAAAAAATCATTCATGTTGCCAACCATCAAGAAATTGAATTTTTTATTGATGATGACCGCGTGGGGGATTTGGAAAAAATCAAATCAAAGGCAAGGTTACACAAAGCACGAAAAGGACTTGATTTGTTGGTGATTGATTATTTGCAACTTATGAAAGGGACAAAGCAAAGCCGTGAACAAGAAGTTGCAGAAATATCGCGCGGTTTGAAATTGTTGGCCAAGGAATTAAAGTGTACAATTATTGTATTGGCGCAGTTGTCACGGAAGCCAGAAGATAGGGCAGACAAACGCCCGTTGTTGTCAGACCTTCGCGAGTCAGGTGCGATTGAACAAGATGCCGATGTTGTCATGTTCCCTTTTCGCCCCGCTTATTACGAAGAAGAAAAGCCACAAATTGAAGATGCGGAATTGATTATCTCAAAAAATAGAAACGGTGAATGTGCAACAATACCAACGACATACGAGGGGCAATACACCATGTACAAAGAAAGTTTGCCACCAATACAATTTTAATAATAAAATATATATATTTGTAGGGACAAATGAAACAAGAAACAAGAACGGTGGTTATTGAGTTGTTAACGCAATACCCCACATTTAGAGATTCGGACGAACAATTGGTTGCATGGATTTGGGGTTTAGAAATGAACACCAAAGGTTATTCAACTGGAACACTTCCAACACAAAAATTTTTACGCATTTTGGCGGATGGGCAATTAACATCGAGTGATTCCATCACAAGGATCCGAAGAAAGGCACAAGAAGAACACCCCGAATTGCGTGGTATGAAATACAACCAACGCCAAGACAGACAATCATCAGTTAAAAAGGATTTGGGCTATGAACAATAAAGCAAGGGAAATTAATTCATCCATAATCAAACAACTATTGGACGAAACAACAGCAGAAGAATTGGCTAAAATTGATGCGGAAATGACAAACAATAAACAACAGACGGCAGTAGAGTGGTTATATAACGAATTACTCAATGCAGAGCCAAATATATTGGAATGGAATAAATTATTACAACAAGCCAAAGAAATGGACAAGATACAGAAATTTTATATGTTTAATTGTGGTAGACAGTATCAATTAACTGGCGAAGGAACATTCAAACAAGTTTACAACGAAACCTACGGAGGAGGTGAGCAATGATTGATTGGATAAGAACTTATATCAAATTTGTGTTGTTGCACAAATGGAATAGAGTACGGGAAGATAACTTAAAAATGTTAGATGACCATTGGCAATACAAACCAACAAAAGGATTAAGGTTGTGGCTTTATAACAAAATAAAAAACATTAACAAAGGAGATAAAGAATGAAACTATACACAGAAGAACAAGTACTAAACTCAATGATATCAATGAAAACATATATTGAAAAATACGATGAAAGTGTAATTGATAGCATTATAAAAAAACACCTTCAATCATTGGGGGGAATCGCCACAAAAAGAACTCTCATTATCTACAATACCAAAGAAACAACGGAAGAAGAAGCAAGGCATTTATTAGAGATTCTAAATTGTGATGATTCTACTTTATGGGATAACGCAGACCATTGCGGAGTTCAAGTAATCGAAGTACCATTAAATAAGGAAGGAGGTGAGCAATGAGCAATACAAATATGCCAACTTACTTGTCAGCAGTTGCATTGGCAATGAGTAATTCAGAAACATACTACGGAAGCAAGAGAGAATTGCAAAAATTACCGCTTAGCAAAAAAGCGGTTAAGGCAAGGAATAAAAACAAAAGAGCAAAACAAGCCCGTAAAAAACAAAGGAGGTGAGCAATGACAAACAATAAACAAAATATCTTTAATAGAATCATAAACTGGTTCAAACTAAAATGCCCTGATTGTAAATCTTCATTGTATCAAGAAGAACGAAGTTGGTTTAATAAAATAAATATTTATCACTGCACAAAATGTAAAAAACAATGGATATGACAAACAATAAACAACAAACGGCGGTGGGGTTTTATCTCGATAAAATATTTGACATAATTGGCGATGCTATTTTAGATAAATTATCTATTGAACAAATCAATAAAATTCACGATTTAAGTCAACAAGCCAAAGAAATGGAGAAGGAACAAATAGCCAAAGCATTTGATGATGGTGATTACAATTACCACTATTCACGCAAAACGGGAGATGATTTTGAAGATGGCAAAGAATACTATCAAGAAGTTTACGGATGATCAAAATAGTGGTACACGATAAGCAATGGTTCATTGACCGCATTGGGAAAAGGATTTACAGAGAAAAAAATGTCTGTAATTGCCAAGTGTGTACCACAGTTCACAAAGAAGGGTTAATCATCACCGATGAGCAACACGCCAATTATTTATACGATTGCCAAGAATTAGATTTAATTTACTATGAAAACACCAATAGAAAGATTCGTTGAGTGGTTGGAAGAAAACCACCCCACCGCAGTACCAGGACCCGAAGTGATTCACCACCTGAAACGATTAGAACAAATGGACCAACAAATGGCATACAATGCGGGTTTTACAAAAGCCAAGTCATTGTACCTTGACGCTGAATGAAACATCTTGAAAGCCGTTTACAAGTCAACTGCGTTAAGTGGTTTCGGTTGGCATATCGCCAGTGGGCAAACCATTTGATTCATGTTCCCAACGGGGGATCACGCGATTTGCGAACGGCTCAAAGATTAAAAGCCGAAGGAGTATTGCCAGGGGTGGCCGACCTTGTGTTGTTCATCCCCAACAAAACACACCACGGGTTATTCATCGAACTTAAAATCAAACCAAACAAGCAAAGCACACACCAAAAGGATTGGGAAAAGTTAGTCACTTCAATGAATTACGCCTATGTGGTTGTATATTCGTTTGACGATTTCAAATTACAAATAGAAGCATACATTGGTAACACTTGAAGCCATAGCGAAAAGGCACAACGAATGGTTAAAGATTGCCAAATACCTTGGGGCAACGGGGGATGAATCGGATGACATGGTACAATCAATGTATTTGAAGTTGGCAGAAATACAATTGGCGGAAGGAAATTTCACACGGCTAACAAACCACCACGGAACAATCAACACCATTTATCTTTTCAAGATGCTTCACAATGCGTTTATGGACATCAAACGAAGCCAAAAGAACACAATACCCCACCAAGACCATTTTGTCCCCGTAGAAAGCCCCGAAATGGCTGAAATGGCACATTCTGATTTGATGTGTGAGGTGAAGAACGCAATTGATGAACTCCGAGATTATGACCAAATGTTATTGGAACTTCATTTTGTGTATGGGCATAGCATGAGGGAGATAGAAAAACGCACGGGGATACCAACACATTCGGTGTTTAACTCAATAAAGAACGCCAAACAATTTATCAAACAAAGGACACAAAACAAATACAAGATATATGCAGAAGAAAAAAGACACACGGAAACAGTTTACCGAATCACGACCATCCATCGGGGTGGGGGATATGATTCAGAAGGTAACGAAGGCCACGGGGATTGAATTTTTAACCAAGTTTGTGGCGGGGGAGGATTGCGGATGCGATGCCCGTAAACACAAATTGAACAAGATATTCCCAAACCGCAAACCATTGTGCATGACGGAAGGGGAATATGATTGGTTTACACATTTCAAGACCATAAATTCCACCACCTTATCACCTATGGAAGCAGACCACCTATCCAAAATGTGGTCAAGGATATTCCAAAGCAAGAGAATTTACAAGCCGTGTACCTGCAATCCAAAGGAGTGGCAAAATATGATAAATGAATTGACACAAGTTTATGAAACTTATCAAGTGCAAGAATGAATGTGAGGTTTGTGACCACTATAAAGTAAGCACAGAAGAAAAAATCAACCCCACTGGACCCCACATCGATTCCAATTTGATTTATATTTGTGATAAGTGCAAAGTAAGGTTTGCGGATCGTGAACGATGGGGGGAATGGTTAAAACAAATTAGGCAACTGAATGAAAATCCATACTAAAATTTACATGAACCATTTCGGGTACGACACATCCGATTTTATTCCATGCGAAGTGTGTGGAAGCCAGGCGGTTGATATCCACCACATAAAACCACGGGGTATCGGAGGATCAAAAACGAAAGACACCATAGAAAACTTGATGGCACTTTGCAGAAAGCACCATTTGGAGTTGGGCGACAAGAAACAACACATGGATTTTTTAATCATCACACACCAAATAAAAATGAACAAATGATACAAACAGTAAAAACCAAAGACATTATCGCCAACGAAAATAACCCACGGGTAATCAAAGACGATAAATTTAAGAAGTTAGTTCAATCCATTAAGGACTTCCCACAAATGCTACAACTCCGACCTATTGTTGTGAACGATGAAATGGTTGTGTTGGGTGGTAATATGCGTTTAAGGGCAGTTCAGGAAGTGGGGTTGAAGGAAGTTCCAATCATCAAAGCATCAGACCTAACCGAAGAACAACAAAAAGAGTTTATCATCAAAGACAATGTTGGGTTTGGTGAATGGGATTGGGATGTTTTGGCGAACGAATGGGAACCAGAATTGTTGACCGCCTGGGGCTTGGATGTTTGGCAACAACCCGTTGAGGTGGATTACTCACTTTTGGATGAGGAAGATTTATCGGATGAACTTTCAGACATGGCCGACGGCGTAAAGAAAGCCATCCAAATCGAGTTTGAGCCAGACCATTATGATGAAGCGTATGAGTTGGTGAAGTTTTGGCGTGAACGCGGGGCGTATGTTGGCCACATGATTATGTTGTATCTTAAAGAAGAAAAGGACAAGTTATGATGCAAAGTTCCATTAAAGGAATCAAGTTTTTCCACCGTGAAAACACCAGTGATTTGAAAACATTTGAAGAAGTCATTGGGAAGGATGTATATCAAAAGAAAGGGATGAAGATATTGCCAGGTGAGGAATGGGTTGATTGTGGGGGCAATGTTGGGGCATTCACTTTGTTAGCGTGTGCATTGGGTGCAAAAGTTACGGTGTACGAACCCGATCCGAATAACTGCGCGATGATTGAAAAGAATTTAGCGTTGAACGGATTCACGGCCAATGTAGTTTGTGCGGGGTTAGTTCACAACCAAGTGAAGAAGGCAAATTTGTATGTGGGCAATAACGGCAATGTATGGCGTAATTCTATGTTCAAGAACTGGAACGGAAAAGGATTGAAGGTTGACTGCGTTAATTTTGACGAAGCGGTTAAAGATGGGGTGTGTGTAAAAATGGACATAGAAGGTGCAGAGATGCCGATATTGGAGAACACCGAGCGCAAATTCAAGAAATTAGTGTATGAATGGAGTTTTGATATAGACCCATCATTATCAAGATTTTGGGGCATAATAGACAAACAAAAGAAAGATTACAAAATCAATTTTGAAGAACATAGAACTTGCTACGATGACAAAAGAGAAGGGCTATGGAAAAAGAGTTGGTTTCCCGCGTGTACAAATGTATTTTGCTATGAAAAGAATTGATTTAATAAAACAACCACACGATATCCAAATAGGTCAAGACTGCCCGTATATCGAACCAAACATCACAGAAGATTGCATTTTTTATGAAGATGGAATCGCAGTTGGTTTCTACATAAAACAGATGCCCGAAAAGATGTGCAAGTTGGCCAATTTGGCAAATGCAGAATTGCGAACAAAGAATGTTCCCAAAAGCGAAATGAAGCGTTCAAGTGGTTTGACATCGCAAGACAAATCGAAAGAGGTTTTGCAGTATTCAACCATCATTGGAAGCATCCCGCCAAAGCCACACATGAAAAGACCATACGCAAGTATAAGTTCAGTTCACCAAGTTAAGACCGCGCAAAACTTTATTAAGGCGATGTTGATGTTGGCAAAAGAAAGTGAACAACTCATTAAACAAATTATGCCAGAACAATACGAAAAGCAGATGGAGTTATTCAAGGCAGTTCCCGAGCAATGGAAGTTTGCAAACCTTTTCACAAGTTCAATTTCTAATTACAACATTCCCGCAGCGTTTCACCGTGATGCTGGAAACATAGTTGGCGCGGTGAATGTGATTATTACAAAGCGTTTGAATAGCAAAGGTGGAAACCTTCATGTACCTGATTACGGAGCAACCATGGATAGCGCAGACAATTCAATGTTGGTTTACCCCGCATGGAAAAATGTGCATGGAGTTACCCCAATCATCCCAACACATGAAGGAGGTTATAGGAATAGTTTGGTATTTTATCCGTTGAAAGCATTTGTTGGATTAAAATAAATTTCACAAATAATTTGGTATTTCAAATATAAAACACCATCTTCGCATTATGAATATGACAAACAACATCACAATCAACGGAATTAGCGAATCAATTGCCTACTGCGAAGCAAAAGGATTATCAAAAGTTTTCATGGCTTACGCCAACGAATGTACAAGGATGGAAATAATGGAGGTTGGATTTAATCCAAATTCAGGTTATGTTTACATAGCCCTTGAAGATGGTATTTCCATTTGCTCAAACCTAGGCAACGATGTTGAATTTTTGGTGACCGATTTTAACAACGGAGAAGAAACATTTTATAATAGTTATAAAGAAGCATTAATGTTACGATGAAAGCATGGAGGAAGATTGAACGAACTTTACCCGAGGAAAACACCCCCGTATTGGTACACACCGAACGGGGCATTCCTTTTGTGGCAACTTACTTTGATGAGCAATGGCATTGCTACCATACCGATGCAAGGTTGGAAGTAATTTACTGGATGCCCATCCCAATAACACCTAACGAATAACTATGACACCCAAAGACAAGGCGAAAGAACTGGTTGACAAATTCACCGTGGTTGGATTACAACAAAGAAATGAAGGGATTCAATGCGCGTTAATCATGTGCGATGAATTGTTATCTAACTCAACATTTTTATTGAGTAATGGGGAAATTTATTTTTGGCAAAAAGTAAAACACGAAATCGAATTAATTGGAAACCAATTTGGCGAATAATGGCATACGATAGAAACGAATTAGAACAAACCGCATTGGAAGCCATCAAGAAAAACAAGTTGTTTTTTATCCAAGATGTAATTGCATACTTACCATGCACAAGCAGTACTTTTTACCACCTTCAATTGGAAAAATCGGAAAGTATAAAAGAAGCGTTGTTAGAAGTCAAAACTAACATCAAAGTATCAATGCGTTCCAAGTGGTACATGAGTGAACAACCAACTTTGCAATTGGCCTTAATGAAATTGATAAGTAGCGAAGAAGAACTGCGCAAACTTTCAATGAGCCACAATGTATTGGAGGAAAAAGAAAAACCGATTTTCAATGGTATCAATATAGATGTTGCAGAAAACGACGGCCCAGGTCAAGATTAGCCAATTACGCAAACGGGTTAGAATTGTTAGGGGCGGAACATCCAGTTCAAAAACCTTTTCAATTATTCCGTTGCTGATTGATTACGCAGTCAAAAACCCCAAATGTGAAATAAGTGTGGTATCTGAAACCATCCCGCATTTGCGAAGGGGTGCTATCCGTGACTTCCTCAAAATCATGGAAATGGTTGGGATGTTTGACCCATTAAAATGGAACAAGTCATCATGGACCTACAAGTTCAGCAACGAAAGTTACATTGAATTTTTTAGTGCAGACCAACCCCAAAAACTAAGGGGTGCAAGGCGTGATGTGTTATTTGTAAACGAGTGCAACAACATAGATTGGGAATCATACTATCAAATGGCAATCCGTACCCGTAAATTCATTTATTTGGATTACAACCCCGTTGCGGAGTTTTGGGTAGATAGCGAATTGGTAAACGACCCTGATGCGGAAATGATTGTACTCACCTACAAAGACAACGAAGCGTTGGATAAATCCATTGTGGCGGAAATTGAAAAGGCACGGGATAGGGCAGAAACAAGCAATTATTGGCGTAATTGGTGGAAAGTATATGGGCTTGGTGAGATTGGAAACCTACAAGGGGTTATCTTTTCAAATTGGCAAACCATTGATAAGATTCCCGAGGATGCAAGGTTGCTTGGTTGTGGTGTCGATTTCGGTTATACAAACGACCCTACGGCAATTGTGGCCGTATATGAGTACAATGGTCAACGCATCGTTGACGAGGTCGCATATCGCACGGGAATGCTTAATTCGGACATTGCAAAGGCATTGCCCAACTTTGTGCCAGTGTATGCAGATAGCGCAGAACCAAAATCAATTGACGAGATAAAAAGATACGGTATAAGAATCAAGGGGGTGACCAAGGGAAAGGATTCCATCAACTACGGGATTCAAATCATGCAATCACAATCGTATTTGGTTACATCAACATCTACAAACCTAATTAAAGAACTGCGAAACTATTGTTGGGATACTGATGCCCAAGGGCGTACAATGAACACACCAACGGGTGTATGTCACGGGCTAGATAGTTTTAGGTATGCAGAAATGATGATGTTGGGTATCAAATCAAACTACGGAGTATATTCAATCAAATAAATTGTTTATTTCGTGTGGGTTTCTTATATTTGCAATGACAAATAACAAATGAAAGTATTAATTGCTTGTGAATACAGTGGCGCGGTTCGTGATGAATTCATAAAACTTGGACATGATGCCACGAGTTGCGATTTGCTTCCAACTGATTCACCTGGTCCACATTACGAAGGCGATGTGTTTGACATCATTAACGATGGTTGGGACATGATGATTGCATTTCCACCATGCACACATTTGGCGTTGAGTGGTTCGCAGTGGTTCAAAGAAAAGATTGCAGACGGAAGGCAACAACAAGGATTGCAATTTGTACGCGATTTAATGAACGCACCCATTGAAAAGATTGCCATTGAAAACCCAATTGGTATTATCAGTACACAAATACGCAAATACGACCAAATCATTCAACCATATATGTTTGGTGATCCGTTTCAAAAGTCAACTTGTTTATGGTTAAAAGGACTGCAACCATTGATTGCAACTGATGTTGTTGGCAAAGGTGATTTTAAGGAATGGATTGATAAAAAGACGGGGAAAAAGAAACGCCAAGCAACATGGTATGCAGAAACATGGGGAAAAGGGGATTTGAGATGGAAAATAAGAAGCCAAACATTTCCAGGGATTGCAAGGGCAATGGCTGAACAATGGAGTGGACCACAAACAATACAAACAAAATTATTTTGAAAAGTTTTAAGATTTGGACGGAATCCGAAATAAATGAATTTCGCTTGTTGTTTCCAGTAACCCACAACAAGGACTTGGCGGTGAAGTTTAATTGCACACCGAATGTCATCAAAAACATTGCCTACAAAAACGGGTTAAGAAAGGATAAAGATTTTTGGCATGGTTATTTGAAAAATACCGCGCATCAGCATTTGCCTAAATTCAAGAAAGGATGCACAAGTTGGTGCAAAGGAACAAAGGGTGTAATGCTGAATGGGGCTGAAACTCGATTTGTCAAAGGGCAACGCCCACACAACTACCATCCGATAGGGCATTTAAGCAGTTATAGGGACTTTATAACGATTAAAACCGAGCAAGGGTACAAACCCCTTCACCGATTAACTTGGGAACAACACAACGGCAAAATCCCATTATTCAAATACATAGTGTTTAAGGATGGCAACAAAGAGAATTGCGACATAAGCAACTTGGAAATGGTGGACAAAATGCACTTCATGAAGGACCACCACCCAATGAAGTACCCCAAAGAAATCAAAGATGCAATCAATATCAAACGAGAAATAACAAAATACATAAAAAAACATGGCAAGAAACAAGATTAACGATGTGCGTGACCACTTATTTGAAGTGTTGGAACGCTTAAAGGATGGTGACATTGACATCGAAACGGCAAAAACAATGGCGGATGTAAGCCAAGTAATTATCAATTCGGCAAAGATTGAAGTGGATTTCATCCGTATCACTGGTGCAAACCAAAACACGGGATTTATCAAACTAACGGAAGGGGGTGAAAAATGACAAGCCATTACCAAGAAGTGCATAACCTTAAACAAGAAATCAGGCGGATGCGGTTGCAGATGATTGAACAAAAGTCGGACTACGATAATTTAGTTCGTGCATTGAAGCGTGAAATCGTTCAACCCAAAACCGATATCAATTTAGAACCAACCCCATGGCGTGAAGTGTTACGGGCAATCTGTGAGGTTTACGACCTTACCCCCGACACGGTGATAACAAGGTCAAGGAAACGAAGGCCATTGTATGCTCGTCATATGTTCAACCACATTTGCAGAAAGCGTTTAGAAATGACCTTTGAAGAAATTGGGCTAATCTGTGGGCGGG